CTTCGGCAGGATGCTGCGCCACCAGGTGACCATCGTCGCTCAGGGTGAACAGGCAGATACGATCCTGCTTCAGCGCAGGCACCCACAGCGTGCGGTTATCCGGCGTGATATTCGCCGAGTGGCAGCCCTCAAGCCCTTCCACCACATCCACGGTTTCGACCGGAATGCCATCTTCCAGACGCGTTACGCTGACGCAGCCCGCGTTATAAGAGCCGCTGAAGACAAAGTTACCTTTACGATCGGTTGAGATATGGGTCGGGCTGCCCGGCAGTGGTGCTTCGGCAGTGTACGTCAGCGCGCCATCGTCCGGAGAAATGCGATAGGCCAGCACGCGGAACTCCGGGCGCACACCCACGTACAAGAAACGTTTATCCGGGCTGATGACCATCGGTTGCACCTGGCCTGGCACATCAACAACCTGAACCAGCGTGAGTGTCCCTTCGGTATTTAAACGCCAGACGTGGATCTGCTGGCTTTCAGGACTGGCGGTATAAACGGTTTGTTTCATGAATATTCACTCCTCACTGCGCATGAAAGTAGTTAACTTTTGACGGTGAATGCTGAATTGTCGACAGGAGTTTTGAAGCGTTCGCCTCTCGGTGTACCATCCCATCAAAACGTAAATTCAATATTAACCCGGGAAAACAGATGACCTCGCGTGTGATTGCTCTGGATTTAGACGGTACCTTACTGACGCCGCAAAAAACCCTTCTCCCCTCCTCCCTTGAGGCGCTTAAACGCGCGCAGGAAGTGGGATATCAACTCCTTATCGTAACGGGTCGACATCACGTTGCCATTCACCCTTTTTATCAGGCACTGGCGTTAGATACACCTGCAATTTGTTGTAATGGCACTTATTTGAATAACGGCTAATGTAAACAAACAAATTCATCACACACAAAAGCGGCCCCCTATCGCTGTTCCAGTGCTCAAAAACTCACTTCACCTTGTTTCGTCGTAGCCGCAAAGCGGTGTACTATCGGAAAAACTACATACCAAAACCAGGTGAATCAAGACATGAACTATCAGGTAATCGCCCTTGATCTGGACGGCACTTTATTGACGCCAGAAAAAACTATTTTACCAGCCTCACTATCTGCCTTACAGAATGCCCGTAAATCCGGGGCAAAGGTTGTCATCGTTACCGGACGGCACTTTGTAGCCATCCATCCTTTTTATCAGGCATTAGCTTTGAATACACCAGCAATATGTTGCAATGGTGCTTTATTGTACGATTACACCGCAAAAAGAGTGATTGCTTCAGATCCATTACAACCAGAACAAGCTACACAATTAGTAAACTTACTTGATAGTTACAATGTACATAGCCTGATGTATGCCGATAATGCCATGTTCTACCAAGAACCAACGGGGCATATTATCCGTACAGAAAATTGGGCTAAATCTCTTCCAGAGTCACAACGTCCAATCTTCAAACAAGTACCCTCTCTTAGTGAAGCATCGCAAAATGTTGATGCTATCTGGAAATTCGCCCTTACTGATTCTGATACTGAAAAACTACATAGCTTTGGTCAGATCGTAGAGCGTGAGCTTGGCCTTGCTTGTGAATGGTCTTGGCACGATCAAGTAGACATAGCACAAGCCGGAAATAGTAAGGGTAAACGCCTGGCACAATGGGTAGAATCACAAGGTTTATCTATGAGCCAGGTAATAGCCTTTGGTGATAATTTCAACGATCTAAGCATGTTGAAAAATGCTGGCTTGGGTGTTGCTATGGGTAACGCGGTTGATGAAGTAAAAGCCTGTGCTGATTTAGTAATAGGTAACAATACTGAAACTGGTATAGCTGATGTAGTAAACCAGTACTTCCTGAGAGTACCCAAAGCAGAATTGATTTGATTCCTATAATGTAGATCCGATGGAAATACCTTTGGAAAACTTATTGTTATTTTTTATGGATAAAATTCGAATGAAAATCATTTTAAAAAAAGCACTTAATAAATTTGATTTATCACATATAGTTTTTATGTTTATCGGTGTGATTATCACAGAATCAATAACGTGGTTGTTATTCAAAGACTTTACAAAAATAACAGCCCCAGGATTATCAGCAATTATTGCGGTCATTGCACTTTGCCTGGCGATATATTCAGCATATCAGGTAAAGAAATGGGTTTCCTCGAAAATAAATGAAAAAGCATTTATCCGCTCAGTAGAATTGCTTGATGAATTTTCCAAAATGATGGTTTTACTTGCTCGTTTGAAGTTTGTAATGCTACGTATTACAAGATTAGACACAATATCAATTGAGAATGCCGAAATATTAAAAACGGAGATAAAAAATGTACAAGACTCATATTTTGAAAGCGTAAGCAAACAAATATTAATCATACATACCTTTCCAAATTGGGGCGTTGAATTTAAATACAAAAATCAATTTGAGAAAATCAGACTTCATCTTAATGAAGCTCAATCTGATTCTGATAAAATCAGGAGTATATTGAAGAGTATTACCCAAGACGAATCTTATGTTGAGAAAATAAATTATGAGAGATTTAGATACTTTGCTAAAGGTGTCATTGGAAGAATCGATACGGTCGGTTACATTTTTGATGCGTTAATTAAAATGAAGTATGTAAAGCTTTTTATGTATAATTAAAATAACAAAATAATAGTTATAATCATTAAATTAAAAAATAATAAAATGGATTATTGTTTCTGTATATACTTAAACAGCCCGGCTCGGGGCTGTTTAAGCATCCACCAACCATAATCAAAATTATTTGCAGTAAGTTATACAATCAACCTTTAGTACTCTATTTGCTCGATAAATGAAAAAACATTTAATTTTTTATTTAATAGTTCCTCTATTGATTTATTCATATCTTCTTTAAGCCTTACGATGTCAGGTATTAATTGCAATGCTGAATCTATAATTGGATTTTTAGATATATTGAATGTAAGATCCTTGTGTTCTTTACCTTCATCATCACGATAAGCACTCATATTCCACATTCCAAAAATCACATCAATAAAGGTAATCAACTCAAGTTCCTTATTTAGAATATCATTCATACCTTTTTTAATTTTATCCACCGAATCCTTATGTTCTTCCTTAACATCCCATGACAGCAATTTGAAATATTCTAAATCTGATGTTAGCTCAGTATATATCTCTCTTTCTTTTTTAAGAGAATCGACGTAGTTCAAAGCCATTTTCTTCATTTGAGAAACATCTTTGTAAGTGGTGATTTCTTTCTTCGTAAATGATTCAAACCAAAATTTAAAAACACTCATGTGCAATGTTGAAACAAAATACTTACGAGCATCAAACAAATACACTGATAGAATTTTAATGCACTTTTCAATAACTTTATCTTTAGTAGCATCACGTTTCCATTTACGAGCAAACACTAAACCCATAATAGCAGCTATTGCCATAATAGTATTTGCTAAAGCACTTATACTGTCAGAGTACTTATCACTCTTAACAAAGCAAAGTACGACGATTACACCAAGAGCAAAAGATAAGAAAGATATTGCATGATCCCTAACGAATTTAATTGAATTATCGACTACTTGTTTATTACTCATAGTAAAACCCCATATTAAACCAATTTATAAAGATTATCAGTACTGATTCAACTATGGCAAGTAGTATTGAAGAAAAACAATATCAATAAGATCAAAACTAACACCCCCCACTAAAAAGCCTTAGAGGGTTTTTTAGCTTCCACCTACCATTATCAATAGTACTTGCAGTAGTTGACCTAACGGTACTTGAATAACCACGATACCGAATGCGTCAAGTACCGGTACGATGATCCAGTTATAGAGAATGATTAGGGTGATCACGAATCCAAGAGCATTACGCCAGTGGAAAGTAACCTTTTCGATCTCTTCTTTGTTGGTTTCTATCTGTCCTTCAGCATTTGTTTTCTGCACTTCCTGTTCTATCGTTTTACGTTTTAGAAAGAAGTCCACACCTTTTGTTAGTAGTTCTACTATCACACCAATCATAATTAGTCCTTATTGTATTTGGCAAACACAAGAAAATACGCGATGACCTTTGTATATGTGGTTATAAGATAGTAGTACCTGAACGTCTATTTTATCTTTTAGCAACTCTACCATCAGTACATCACCATCACTTACGTTAGGTTTTGTATGATGATGAAAACTATATACGATTAAATCACCTTTTGTTTTATCAACCTTCTTTTTTATGAGCTTACTACCAGATAGTGCTTTATCATATGGTATGGTTACACTTACTGGTTGGATTGTCTGAAAAGAAAAATCTGTTAGTACAGAATGATCATAACATGGGAAATTTTCTAAGTTATCCATCTTAATTCCTCCAACGGTAATCAAACGTACCGCGTAATGTTCTTAATTGTTCTATTACTTTTTTCTCGGTTTCATCGTAGAAATCAAATAATGGTTTTCTGCCTACGGAACCATAGTAACCAATAACCCTCTTTTCACGTGCCAACTTGGGATTACGTTTAGAGGATTTCTTGGTAGTATCGATCAAGTACGTAGTGCCGTTCTTGCTCTTTACCTTTTTGTATTTATCAGTCTGAGTTCTTGAACGTAGCTGTGTAATGTTCCCCTGCTTCGTTAACTTAGCGTTCTTATACGGAATAATTTTACCTTCATTAACGTGTCTGTAGGCAGGATCAAGAATGTACTTCAAGTATGAGGTTTGGTTAGGTAGTACTATGATCTGGTTTACGGTCTTGTAGTCACTAATCTTTTTAAAATTAAAGTACAAACTCTTGCCAGTAAACGGTACACCACCACCTGCTACATCATTATCTACTTTACGTTGCATATGTTGGGTAACTATACGCATACGGTTACTTAGTTCTTTTTTGAACTCTTGCCCTATCGCTGGGCTGTTGTTGTTTATAAAACGCCTCATATCATTTGGGCTATTGCCTCTACGCCATGCCATAAATCATCCTTAATTTAGTAATTCATATAATGATTGAAGGATTCCACGTATACGTACTGCATCCTTTCCACTTGGCAAACGTGCCTTATGCATAACGGAAAGATTAATATTTCCCGTTTTCAATCCCTGATTAATGATAAGTGCTGTTTCTACAAATAGTGTTTCTTTCATTGATGGAAAAGCCCACAAAATGGTACGAGTATAATCTAATCCATCTTCTATCTTTTGATTAACTATCTTTGAACTTGAACTGTACTCACGCCATCCATTTTCAACTGAATTAGCTTTTAGTTTCTTAACGTCCTTAACTCTCTTATACATCTGTTTACTACCTATATAAAAGGTACTGTCTTCAAACTGGAACAAGTACACGAATCCTACATAACTACCGTTTGTTAATTCTTCCTCACTCCAATCATCATTGTAATTCCATTGCTTCATATAAATACCCTATGATAATTGTTATAAGGTATTTATTTAATGGATTTAAAAAACAGGCTAATTAGCTATGAGGGATCAATTGCCTATCAAACTAAAGTTGGTTATTTTAAGAATGATAAATTTTGGACATATAAAGATAGTCTTGGTTATCCAACTATTGGTTATGGTCGACTACTAAAACCTGGTGAATCATATCCAAACGGTATTACACCAGAACAAGCCGAACGGATGTTAGAAGAAGATATCAGTACTGCTAAGTCTGCTGTTAGCTCATTAGGATTAGATTTGCCTGCTGACTGGCAGGACTTCATGACCATTATGGTCTTTCAGCTTGGCCTATCAGGTACTTTAAAGTTCAGAAAAATGATTCAAGCCTTACGTGATAAAAACTATAAAGAAGCGATTGTACAGGCTAAGGATTCACTTTGGTACAGACAAACCAAATCACGAGTAGATCAGATGATTGCAGAACTCACCAACAAATAAAAAAGGGGCTATTTAGCCCCTTTTATTTTTTAGCGTTTCAAGCATTGTAATTACACGCTCAATTTTAATATCAAGCATATGTACACTATCTTCTAAGTTTTTTAATGTCTTCTTCATTTGATCTTGTTCCTGCTCAAGCGAAGTTAGAGACTGATCCATCAAAGCAACTTTCGTTTCAACGGTAGAAATACGTGCATCTAATTCGTCTGAGTCAGATGTAAAATCCCTATAAACAGTCCAGCACAATACTAAAGCTGAAACAATCAATGAACCAATCGTTAAGATGTCCATTTATATTCCTATGTATTATATTTGGTAATAGTATTTATTACGCATTATATAAAGGTTGATCACCAGCACGATATAAGAATGAAGACCAGTTAGCAGGAACATTAAGTGAAGCAATGCCACTACGTGAAGTTGTACACATCACATAGATATAGTTCCAATTTCCACGACCAACAGGCGGTACATATATAGAATTTAATCTGAACGATGTAGAACTACCGCCGTTACCAGGATCATAATAGAACAAGTTAGTTAAACCAATTCCATCACCACCCATACGAATATAGAAGTATTGACGTTCATATGAGGTCAAGCTAATTGATAAATCACTATCAAAGTAACGTGCGAAATCTTCACCACGAATACGCAACGCTACATAGTGTTGGTTAGCTACTGGATCTAATGCGGCCTGACCACCAGAAACAGTACGTGAACCAAAGATAAACGGTACGGGGTTGATACCCGTCGATTGTGGACGGCAAATATCACCTACGATACGTGCGGCACTTAAAGTACCAAGAATGTTACAGTTTTCATTAATAGTAACGTTGTTGAGTACTCCGTTGTTCGCAAAAATCGTACCGCGAATAGTAGCGTTACCAAAGTTGGCTGTACCGTTCTTGTTAATCATCCAACCATTCGTACCATCCCAATTACTGGATTGTATCTGCTGGCTTATCTTCGCTGAGTCAATTTCACCATTCATGATATGTGCATTACGAATAGCGGCATTGGCAATCTTAGTATTATCAATAGCTGCGTTTTGAATCTTGGCGGTAGTCACTGCTAAGTTGTTAATTTGGGCTGTATTGATACTCGCATCGGCTATTACTGCTGAGTTAAGAAAAACTTTCCCATTTTGAACAACAAGTGGATAAACCCTGTCTGATAGTTTGGCACTATCCGTACTGATAACACTAAAGCGATCCGCCATAACGGTAAACACTGATGTTTTTTCATCTGCGGCTAAAGCAATGCCCGTTACGTTACCGTTGTTTGATACCTGTAACTGCCAGCGTGACCCAAGTTCATCTACGATCTGTTTCTCAACAATGCCAGTAGCCGTATCACTATTAAGTAGGCCATCAATAACATCTTCATTCAATTTGCTGTATGGAACTTTCGTGTTCTGGTTAAAACCGATAGTAGGCGACCATACCAATTCATCCTGTCCGAACACGTCATAGGCTGCTACACGTGCGAACCATGAACCATCTTCAATACCAAACGATGCTGAATAGCGGTTAGCACTGCTAAAGTACTTCGACCCTGAGCTAAACCCCTCATCAAGTGCGATTTGTAGAACGATTCCCGCATAATCAGGTACGTTTGATTCTGTCCAGTCGATGAACACGGAATCATAACCACTCTTCAAATTGATACCTAACAACTGTGGGTGTTGTGGGTTACTAACTTCAATCTGAACTTCTTCACTATAGATACCAGTACCCCAACCATGAGCGATGATCCCAAATACACGGTAACGGCTAAGGCCATCACTGGTATTCATTGAATATGAGTACGTCCAGTTGCTTGTAGTGGTGTAGTACGATGTGATGTAGTTCCTGTATCGGTCATACACACGAATTTCATAATGTTTGAAGAAATCAGCAAATGTTTTACCATTTACGGCTATGTTAGCCTGATCATCCCAACGTAAAATAAAATCTTGAGCATAAGTCTGGTTTAAACCCACATCATCATTCACCATATCAAGGTTAGTAATCTTCGGTAATGCGAATATAACTTGTGGTGTTTGATTATAGATAGCTACTAATTCCGATGAATAACCTAACGTGTTATACGCCTCAATAGCAAAATCGTACTGAACACCATATAGAAGATTTAGTATCTCAAAACTCATAGAGTACTGCCCTACGTTACCAATGCTGATCCAAACACTGGAATCACTGCGTTTATAACGAATCTTATAACCACGTACAGTTGTATCCTGACTAAGATCCCATGTTAATAGAACGGTGTTACCTGATGCCGTTGCCCCTAAACGTTGAGCCTGTAGGTTACTTGGCGGTTCTACGTATGTTGGGTTAGGTAGATTGGTCAAACCTTCCTGGGGGAATTGTCCCGGATCTTTTCCTTGATATATACCATCATCATATGAAATCGCGGTGATCTGGATAATGCCTGCTTTATCTACGGTCATTGGTACAGTACGTTGAATACATCTGTACTTGTTATTACTAAATCCAGCTTCTTTAAAATCAATAGTAAACACATCATATACTTTCATATCTGTTACATAGGTATTGAAAGTAATTGTGTTCGTAATGTACTTAGATTTTAGTAATTCAATGTTACTAAGAATAGCAAGCTGATTTTTATCCTGTACCCAAAGATAGTTTAAATCCTTCTTGATAATATAACCATCTTTAGCAATGGATGCGTTACCGATGGCATCACTTGGATAACGGATAATATCTTGCGAATAGTCATTACCTGGATTTGTATAGGTACTGTCCATTGTATTAAAATAGTCAGACTTAGAACCCGTTGTGATATTCACACTGCCAATAATATTTGTTTCATCAAAATGTACACTTGGAATATCTGGAGCATCAACGGTTAGATAGTACTTACCGTTTGATTCATAAAGTACACCACCAAATGTTTGTAGAATATTTTCAATGTTTTCCTTAAAGGATTTATCATATTGAATATTACCATTGGAATAGAAATGATTCTGAGCACAATAGTTTGCCATATTACGGAAACTGGTAATATCAATATCATTAGGATCAAGGCCGAATCCAAACTCTGTATTAGTGATAAAGTCATATAGTTGGCTTGGAGGGTTTGAACTTGGTTTACGTACATTATCAGTTAAGTCATAGATCATACGTCCACGCATTTCTACCGATAACGTATAGTTCTGGTTCGTTAGAATCCCATCAATCAATGAATCGTTGGTTTTCTTGATTACGGTACAGATCTGTACAAGACCATCACCACGCATGTTGTCAGTCCATTGACTACCGCCATATTGACGGGCAAGCGTCATAGAACCACCGTAGGACGGCTTACCGAAACGTACCTCAATCTGTAAGTATTTGCGGTACTTCTCAATCATCATTGAGGTAGGTACGATTCCTTCTGTGGTGATGTACGCACCATCCATGAGTACCGGAGCATTATCAAAATAGATCTGCTTGATTACGCCTTGTGATTGTTCCCCTGGTACTTGCCCGATTTCACCGATACTGATCGCGTGAACCGTACATAACTGGTTTGAAGTACCTTTATAGACGTTCTGCCATACGACGATAGAGCCTAACTTGTTATAGGCTACCTCTGTTGCGTTGCGGTTAGAACCGCCGTATGAAATCGGTATACCAGTACTTGGTGATGTTGATCGGGCATTGTTACTACCCGTACTCGGATACGTTACCCCCATTTGGCCTACATTCATCATCTGTGATGAACTAATGTAAGATAGTGCTGCTGTACCAATACCTATAGCTACTACTGCTGCTAAAGCTAATCCTGCTGCGTATGCTGCCGCCGCACTCGATGCTCCTGCGATAATAGCTACGGCAACTGCTGCTACTGCCATAGTTATTCCCCTTTAAATCTGTATATTTTGTCTTTTTCATTTGGGATATATTGAGAAACGATATAGTTAGATTTGTCTTCTGATAAAATTACAACTTTCCCACGCCAATAAACGGTACTATGACCCGATGAAATGATGATATCCCCATCAAGTGGTTCACTTACTAATTGGCCTTTTTCTTTACACAATAGATGTAGAGTAGAATAACTACAGTTTGCTTTTGCGTATTTTCTACCTGCTGTTGGTGTTGTGTATTTCTTATATATTTCATCACGGTAATTACTACCGGTGATCATATCAATGACTGTTAGCACCATGATATGACAATCATTAGTACCGTACACTAATGGTTCACCAACTAAACCACTTAGGTACTCTGTTATAAATCCGTTTTTCATTATTTCTTACTACTCTTCCAGAATTGTTCTGAACTATTTAGTATGCCGATTAGGTCAAAGAATTTATCACCAGTATGTAATGATTGGTGTACTGAAGTACTGGATAACAGGCGTTGTGTTTGGTCTAACTTCTTCCACAATGAATTTAGATTCACTGTTGTTTCATTAGTGGTATTACCTGCTGTGTTGTTGAAATCTGAACTAAAGTAATCAATGTAACCACTAAACATACGATAGGCATATAGAATGCCCCCTGTAGCTGGATTAACAATACCCATCCAGATATTAACTTTGGCATCATTCCATAATCCTCTCAACGCCATCGATAGATAATCCTGGCTTACATTACTTACTTTCAAAGAAGTACCGTTATTGTTGATTTGGTTCTTTTCTACATAGTTAGCAAATGATGAATCAAGGAAATCAGGTACAGACTTATAGTTAATTCCATTATATTTTTGATCGGCAATGGCATCTGTTAGATATATATTACTTCCGGTAGGTGGAAGTACATCTATTAGCTTTACCATAACACCGCATTGATAGAGTTCTTTTTCTGTTAGTACGGTTTTGTTATCGCCTCGTGTAAGGTTCCAGTACGCGACAAGATCCGCATTAGTTAGTACATTACTTGGAATTGACATAAATTAACCCCTGATGTTTTCGGTTGCATTTATTGTCACTTCCATAATGTTTGTACTTGGCATCTGATATGCTGCGTTCTGTGGTGTAAGAATAAATGAACCTTGAATATTGTCATATTTCATTACTTCCCCAAGTTGAATGTATTTGATTAATCCAGGGAAAATAGTAATCACGTTGCCAGTGTTGGCTATGATTCGGTATAGTTTCTTGTGTCCGTTGAATTGAACTAACGTACCAACTTCAAGTGTATTAGCATTAACGGCAATGGATGTTGCCCCCGCCGCCCTTGCTGCTGTTGCCTGTACTTGTGATGTTTGAGTACCGTTGTATGTACTCCACCATCCAAGAGGCATAGAGAACGGTTTGCCCTGACCATATAAAGCGTAGAAGTTAGCGAGTTCAGCACGGTTCATCTTGTTCAAGGTAACTTTGAAGCTAAGGGTAAAGTACTGCGAACCAACAACACGTGTAATAGTTTCACCTGTCCATGTTTGGTTTTGGTATTGCGGTATATTATCCGTCAACATGAACTCACTAATAAGTGTGTTATTTAACATATTATTATTCCTTTGATAGTTAGCCCACAATCCATGTGGGCTATATGATATTTATACGTTATTCTTCTGAGATTTACGTGTTGCCTGAACGATAGTATCAGCGTGTTTATCGCACATCTTTTGGAAATCTGAATCAGAAATTTGACCATTACTATTAATAATTAACGGTGCATCAATCTTAATATCACCTGATTTACTACCATCCTGATTACTCAAGTATTTTGTTAAATCCTGATTTAGTGATTTACCTACTACACGTTCCCCTTTTTCAAGATTGTATGTACCAGTACTTGGTAGTGAATCCCAACCATCATGTGCTTGCCCCTGGATAGCTGTACCTTTGATAGTACGGACAATGGAAGCACCCTGAGCTGCTACTTGTAGACCTGCTGCGATCCCCATAGGCCAACCAAGTTTGATAGCTTCGGATATACCCTGCTGAATGTTGATCACTGCCTGAGCAATGGCAATACCTTTACTTACGGCAAATGCTGCCTTAGCCGCTGCTGATGATTCTCCGAATACACCAGCCATGATATCCGCTACGTTACCTGCTCCCGTTTGCCACATCCCTAAAGTACTGGTTAGTGCGTCTGCGGTTAATCGGCCACGTTTCATATCGGCGTTGGCCTGAATCGCTGTTAGCTGATCCTGGTACTCCTGGAAACCAAGTACTTTGGCATCATATAGAGCCTTAGCCCCATCTTTGTTCTCTTGTTCTTCGGTGTTGATGTTCTGGTTCTGTGCCGGATCTGGCGAAAAGTCTAATGGGTTCTTGTACCCTAAGCCCTGACTAACCGTGTTATTCATCCAGGTACTACCCGCTGCCGCTGCTCGTGCCTTAGCATCTGCTGTTGCATTAGGATCGTTAGCAATGGCTGCTATGTTCTGTGCCTGTTTGAGTCTGTTAGTTTCAGAAAGCATCTGATCAACCATGTCTTTGTACTTGGTTTTACGCCTTTCATATTGCTTGGATAACATATCTGTAATTTCAGATTCAGTACTTCCCGCTAATTTACCTGCTTCACGTATACGCTTTTCAATCTGGTCTTGTTCATAGTTAAAACGAGTAATACGTATTTGAGCTTCATTAGTACCGATTTGTGATAGCGTCTGTTCTAATAGTGCCTTTGCTCTTTTCGTTTGTTCATTAAGTTTGTCTTGTGCGGCTTGTGCTTTCTTGGCTGCTGCTTCATCTTTCTTAGCTTTGTCTTCACGTGCTTTATCTTCATCGGCTGTTAGGCTTTTCACTAACTTCTCACGGTTAGCTTTATACCCTTCATCAAGTTTAGCGAGATCGGCATTCATTGCCGCTTGATCACCCTTATAAGCACGTACTAAAGAATCTTTAATAGTAACTCGTAATTGTGCATGAGTTGCATCCAGGGTATCAATCTGTGCCTGAGTTTTTTGTTTTTCAGAAAGATAAGGTTTTAACGCTGTATCAATAACACTTCTATCTGAGCCTTTATTGTATTCTTCTTTCTGTTTATCAAGTAGGTTATGTGCCGCATCAAGATTTGCTAATAAGTTTGCAAAGGTTTTATTATTTTCCTCTTGTTGCTTTTGCTGGTCTGCTACTATCTGAGTACCATAAATTGAAGAATTTTTTAGTATCTGCTGTTGAAACTGTTGTTGGTATTGTTGAGTAGCCTGAATACCTTCTTTACTAACTGCTGCTGCCGCTGCATTAACTGGTTTACTATTAATAATTTTCGTCATTAAGTCGAGAATTTCAGCAAGGTTCTGTGCGATAGGTGCAAGCGTTGAGTTCTTCCAGGTATTCCATGCTTTGGATAAGTTATTAGTTGCAGCCCTGTATTCTTCAAATTGTCGTGATTGTTCTGCGGTTAGTTGAATAGATTCATTAGCAAGACTGTTTTGGTACTCTTGTTCACTATTGAACTCTCGGTATATAGTCATGCGTTTTGACGCGTCGTTTGCAACTGTTTCCATCATGTTTACTATCTGGGATTGACTGAATCCCATTTGTTTAGCCTGATAGTAAATCTTAGCAATAATATCTTCACCGTTTTCTGCTGCTTTCTGTAACTCGAACATATTCAACTTCAATGGTTGAATTACGTCAGTTAACATAGAACCAGCATTATTAGTTATGGCATCGCCCAACTTATCCTTACTATCCTTAATTTGGTCGGCGACGTTATCCATAGTAAGACCAACGGCGGCGAACATATTAGTGGCTTGTTGAATCTGTAATATCCCCGACTGTGATAGTGAAGCTGCCTGAAAGACTTCAAACGCCTTTCCTGATTGTTCCTGTACTTTTGCCATAGTTGCAGCAATGGCGATACCTGCGACCCCTACCGCACCAGCGAAACCAGACATAGCTTTAGAGGTAGTAGATAGGCCAGTATTGATACCACCAAATACTCCACCCGCCTGATCACCAAAGTTACCTATATCATTGGCTGCATTTTTTAGGGATCTTTGTAATCCTGATTCATCACCAGTGATTTCAAAGATCATTGATTGTCTATTGTTATTTGCCATTAGGCTTTACTCCCATCCAATTAAGCATGTTTGCTTTTTGTTGTTCTGCGATCTTCTTCTCCCTCTCTGCATGTTGTTCAGCTAAGGTTTTATTTGAAATAATATTCAGTGAGTCGAGTTCATAGATATTAAATTTAGGTATATCTTCTTTTTTGATGTTGCCAGTACTTAACCAAATTGCCTGTAGTAGTTCGGTATGCCTGATTTGATCTATCTGTGAGGATTCAGGATCAACGATTTCTTTAAAAACTAATAGGTAGTAGAAAAGCAAAACGGGCATAGTGCAGAGTTCATCCACACTACACCCGTGTTTATACAATAAAGATAGTGATAGTTTGAGAATCGGATCGCGTCTTACTTTCCCTCTACATCCTCAACATTAAAGGACTTAGCGAAAACGTTTCCAATTTCAGCATTCAATTTTAGTTGTAAAGTAAGATCTACTTTTGCTTCAACTTGTTCAGGTGAATCAAAAATCTGTTTACCGTCCTCATCAACTACACAATAGAAAATTGCCTTATATGGATTGGCACATTCTGTATGTTGGGTTATGGAAGGTAGTTTGATATACACAATACATTCTGGTGTTAGTTCTACTGGTGTTAGTTTTACACCAATAGTATTCATTAGATTAGAAAAATCCATTTTTTTATCCTTTTAGTTGGTTTGTAGTATTTGTACTTAACAATATTAAGAACCAGTAACTTCACCAACCGCAATTGGAGCACCAGTAACCGAAACTACGAAATCACGAGTAACAACGACATCAAAATCACCATTAACAACGTCACTCGAGATATATCCATTCACTACACTGTAATAAGCAGGACTATCTTCGTCTGCGATGTTTTGGAAATAAGTTACTTTCACTTGCATAAGTTTCTCTGAAGCTGCTGCTGCTGCAAGCATTTCCTGACCTGTAGCACCTGGTCTCCAGTTAACACTTAGTGTTAAATCCGGGACTGAACGAGAACCAAGTAATTTCTTAGCGTACTGTTGACCGAAAGTGTTTACGCTAACAACATTAGATTCTGCACCTGCTGCTGCGGGGAATGCAGCAACTTCTTCGACAACAGTATAGGTAGTTGCCTGACCGCCATTAGCTGGAGCTTCTGCGATTTCAACTTTGACATTATTACCCATGAAAATAGAATTAAAAGCCATTTTATTATTCCTTTAAATTTAGGGATAACGATCCTTGCTATCCCTTTCATATATTATTTATGTGTGTAGGTTGTAGTACTTCATGTAAAGTGCTAAACCTCTTAGTAATTCACCAGTATAGAAACCAAAGTACATGGAATTGTTTTGGCTTGTAGTTGGTGTGCCACTTCTAATGGCTGGTGACCATGCTCCATTCATCACGTGATTAGCACTAACTACATCGTAGTTTTGTTGTATCTCAGCAAAGAGTAAATCAAGTAATTCATGATCTGGATAACCTGCAATCGCCATCATTGATGCACCTGCAAGCCATAGCCCTGACATATGACCTGTAAAGCCATCATAGATAACTTCACCATTATCTTTAAATCGTGTTGGTGCATGGCCATCGTTATTTTTCATGAACCACTTTAAGTAGTTCATCCAGTTCTTACAGTACGTAAGTATGTTCTGTGGAATGGTGTAATCACCACGTTGATACAGTTCATGTACTACATCACAACCTGCAAAGAACGCACGAGGTTCATAACCAGACCATGCCTCTTCATACCAGTGCTGCATGATGAATACGTCGGGTTGTTCACCATCAGGTAAGTACGCTAATGCGTCCTGACGGTTCCACACAAACGCCTGTGCACACGGACCTGGTACAGTCGGATGAAACTTATTCGTAAACCAGTTCTGAGCATCACATAAGAACCTCATACTGTTATTCAATCTGGTTTCATCAATTGTGGTCCCCTGAAAGCACCATATAGCCGGTAGTTGATACCCTGGGTATGGAAGGCCATGCCAGCCAGAGTACAACTGAGCATACGGATCTGTGATGTTACTGAAGGGTATCAAGCCTGGTGTGTATGAGAGACTATCAAGCATGTACTGCTTGATCACACAATCGCCTAAGCGGGCTGTATACCCGTTTCCGGTACTGTCATTGAACCTAAGACTTAGCAGTACTGAATAATCACCTGTACCGCCATCATCATAGAGTGCTGGTAGGTCATTAATGCAGTACCAGTCGATACGACCGCTAACGCCATCGACCGGATCGGTATCAAGTAGTAACGTAAACTCTTTACGTGCGGTAAGGGTTGGTTGTCCAGGCTGTTCATCGCCTTCTTGATGATCAGGTTGATATGAGCTTAATTTAAAATCTAAGACTGAAAATGTTTGTGTAACCCATGCACCATTATTTGCAGGTAACATAGCCCACCACCTCCAACCAAAATCATCAATAATGCGGATGTTAAAATCATCAGCATAAGTACGATATGTGAAAGTAACTAAATCCTGTTCTTCTTTATCGAAAATCCAGAAACCTACGGTAGAACTACCGTCACTATCCATAGTACTTGTTATGACGTTATCATAGTACTTACCTGCAATGCCGCTTTGATATTCAAGTTTAGTTACGGTGTTACCACCATAATCAGAAATCATACGCATATCTGCTGTTAAGTACTGTCCACCATCTGGCTTAGCAATTCGCGTAAAGTGGTTCATAGGTATACTCATTGCCTGAATACTGCCATCCGTTTTAGTAATTGGCAGACCGCAACGATATCTAATTGCACCTTCATCTGTTTTTGTTTTATTCACAGTTAATGCAACGGCAAGACTTAATGCAGCTCCAGAGGTATCTACACCACCATATTCAACATAGAAATTGCTACTATTATTAAATTTGAACCAGATTGATTGTTGTTCAAGTGTGGTTTGTGCTGATGCACTTTGATTAATTACAATATATCCATCAGCATCACGCGAGTAAGTAGCGGCCTGATTACTTGGATAGAAATAATCATATGAGATACCGTCTGTAAAAGGTGTTGTTGCTGCGGTAGATTTACGGAAGAACTTATCGAATTTATCTATATCAGAGTACCCAATACAGGTAATCATTGAGTTTTGCCAGGCTAACCAGTACTTACGCTCGCTTGTGATATCCCATAGTAGTTTTGCTGCCTGGCAGAACCACAATTCGGCATCTGATGCGTTATCTGCGAAATCAAAGGAACCATAGTTATCAATTGGTACATGTACAGGCCTGTTGTGCCAACGTTCATTACGCCCCATCAGATAACCGCCATGTTCTACAGGGTTACGTGTTGCATAGTTGAAGCGGTAATTACCGTTGATGGAAGTATTTTTGAGCTGGACTGTACCGATCTGGCTTGTTAGCCCTTCTGCCAGTACATCACCATTGCTATCTACCTTGCGGCCTGTACGGTCGATGATCCAATCAACATTGTATGTAGGTGCTTTGGTTTTCCAGTCTACCGAACCTTCTGTATCCCATGCATATACAGTAGCGTTTACCTGATTCCAGCCTAAAGAAGCACGTTCAGGAAAAGCGAACCATACAGCATCGAGGTACTCACCATAGTTTGGTGCACCGTGTGGTATCTGTGTCTGTCCGTTTGTCCATGTAAACAGTACTCCCTTGAAGCCTCCATGAGTTGGGTACTCTGGATCTAATGGGTAGTGTGCCAGTACCGGAGCTTTTCCGTTACATATCCAGTTACAGCGTAATGAACCATCAGGTGGATCTGGAAACGCTACCCCTCTGTAGAATGCATTGTGATATCCGTTAAAGTAGTCCTTTGCCAGTTCCAGATAGTGGGGTTCTTTGGTTGCCTGATATGCGTATATTGCACCTAAAATTGCTAATGACTGCCCTTCGGTGGTTGCGTCACCATCAGGTTGTGCTTCCCATCCTGTTTCCGCTATAAAGTGCCTATTATTTGCAAGTACTTTATCTGGATTAAAAACAAAATGTTCATTTTTGTTATCGTTAGTTAAACCTGTATTACGTTCTAAAAATTTCAAATGCCCTTCTAACATTTGAAGGGCATTATCTATGTTACCTTTTCTAATCATTAATGAAGATCCGCCATTAGTAAGGAGCCGTACCAGGTACTCCCCCCATCTATTGACGTGAATTGAAAAACATCAACTGAATCTTTAGTGAAGGTTAATACTGGAGTACGCCCGTATGACCATTTAACACTCGAAGGCCATTCTATTTTATTAGCACCTGTGCCTTGCATCAGATATACCGTGATGGTTTGACTGTTCTTAGTACTACCGCTTGCATTGATAATGCTTAATTGAGTACTCGCAGAGGTAAGTGTTGCAGAGAACACTCTTTTACCATCTGACATATCAAGACTAAGTGCGTCTGTTACGGTATTTAGTACTAACAAATCTTGAGTTATAGTAACCTTAGTATCAATGTTTGCCTGTAGTGCTGCATTCTTTACATCAATCTGTGATTTTGAGTAAGTACCTACATCATTATAGTTCAGAGACACGTTAGAACTTAATGGATAACCGTTAACAGTAGTAATACGTAGTGCAAAGAGATCGTTAGCCTGGGTACGAGAATATACGTCACTAATATCTGCTGCTACCAATTGAATGTTAGTACCAGATAATGGCTTGTTATTGATTAGGAACGTCTTTGGAACGAAAGTACTATTACTATAACTTAGGCTTGCCATATCCGTTAACTGTGCTGCCGTTAGAGTAATATTACCTGTTAATGCTAATCCATTTACTGTAATAGTTTTTGCTACAAAGTTTGTATTAACCTGCGTCTGTGAATATACATCTAAAATATCGGCTGCTACTAAGTTTAACGCCGTACCTGTTAGTGCGTGTCCGTTTAACTGGAACACTTTAGGAACATAGCTGTTATCGGTCTGTGTTTTTGAGTACACATCAGAAATATCGGCTGCTACAAGAATGATATTTCCGCTAAATGGTTTGCCATTGATGGTACGGGTAATCGGTACGTAGTTACTGAGATCAGTAGCCGCTGCTGCACCAAGTTCTGACAAAGTAGGCTTATCGGCAGTGGTATACACCTTGTACCATGCACCAGTACTTGCTGATGAGAAGTTACGTAAATTCAGTACCGGAGTACCGGATTTGTTCATCACTAACTGAGTACCGTTAGAACCATCAAGGTTCGTGATACCCAACATATCTACGCCTGATGGCGAGTTTACCGCTGGGATCTTAACAAATGAGTTACCGTCACGGCCTTGATAACTGGGGAACTCTACACCGTTACTACCTACGCCCCAATCACCACGATTAAGCGGTACTACGGACTCATCAAGGATACCTGCTGCTACCTGTGTCTCAGGAGTAAACACATACGAGCGGGTAACTACGGTATCAATATCCGATGAGTCAGAAACTTTGGATAGATAGCCGTTGTACATCACATAGTTCACCGACGTATCGTTAGTACCATCATCAAGCATTTCAACCTTAACCTGTACTAACTGCTGTGAGTCAACAACAGAATCAAGTACGGCGTTTTCACTTGGCACATAGTTAACTTTAATAGTCATATCACCATATGAACTATCACCCGCTACTTTAGAGGTGTAAGTACTATCATATGTTTCTACAGTTGAAATAGTTGTTGATTCACTAAAACTTGGAAACGCTGAAAGATTTTCTACTTGAACAAAAGTACGGGCATTTGGATCAACATTAGTTGTATCGGTGTTTATCCATACCGTAGTTAAATTCCCTAAAAATGTTTGAGCCATAATTATTCCCCATAGCTAAAAGATAGAGTTTGCGTGTGTACATAAGCGGTTTCCGTTGCTTCGGCTTGAGAAGTCATTAGGCTATCTTCAATACGCACATTGAATAATGGTATTGGAAGCTGCTGGTTTAGGTCATTAAAGAAACCAGGCGTATAAACTGCTTCAAGGATTTTTTCAATTTCATTGGATGCTTCTTTATATGATTGTCCAACAGACACAAACTCAATACGAAATTCACATAAATTTCTAATAGTTGATGGCAAAATTTGATTATTAATGACTGTGTTTGCTTTAGATACTTGAGTACGTTGTACAGAAGAATCACCAATATAAACTACAGTAATATCATCTACTGATGCTTTTGATGGAAAGTGTAAATTAGTAACTGGAGAAAGTTTATTAATTAAGTACTTTCTGATTTTATAGTCTGCCGTGAACATATTATATTTCCTCTTCTAAATCGACCTTACGAATATAGTGATAATTAGAGATACCGCTTGTATCATCATCTATCCTATTAACTACGTATTCGAGGCTATCGATTTTGAAGGTGCTATTTAGTTTGATACCTGACTTAGCACTAAAATATGTCACGGTAGTTTGACTATCATCGAAAAAAAGCTCGTCTTGTTCGAAAATTGCGGTAATCGTTATTGATACACCATCTTGAACAATGACGAGCTTTTCACCAAAAGCATTAAGTAGTGACTCTGATTGTGAGTTACTAAAAAATGCTCTCATAATAGTTCCTGATTATTAGCTTGTTAGTTTTAAAACTAAGAATGCTTCATCATGTGCAAATGCGTGTGCCTGGAAGCTGAAAGTACGTAGCACAATACCCATTGAATTACGTTGAGTGGTATCGTCACGATCCATAGTTACAGAACCCCATTGTGCAAGTACCAGATTTGACCAATCACCAAACACAATAGAACCGGCGGCAACTTGAGTACTTTCAACTAAGCGTACTGAATCAGCGAGGATGCCATCACCCATGTAACCTTGTAGAAGGTACTTGGCACTGGTATTAGCACCATCAAGAGTGGTACGTAGAACAGCAGCGGTAGAAGGATGTACGATAGCTACAACGTTCTCTACACGCACGTTATGAGCGGCAAGAGAAGCAAGAGCATCAATCACATCTTCCTTAGTAAGAGCAGCAGTCAAAGTAACAGCTGGAGCCTTAGACACGGCATCAGCAAGAATTAGACGTTCCAGTTTAAGAGCAGCACCCTTAACCATTGCATCTTGAATATACTGTTCAGCGGTATTAGCTGATTTGATAAGAGTCCGAGTCAGTTCTACAGAACCTGTGAAGATCTCAGGTTTCAGAGTGATCTTTTCGAAAGATGCGTTGTATGACGGGCTTGGAGCACCTTCAGTTACATAACCGAAGTTATCAGTGAAATCGGAAGTTAGTTTTGGTAGTACCAGATTCCCTTCACCTTCAAGATTTGCAAATACCTGAACAGGTAAACCAGCAAATACAGAATTTGCACGTAGAACGTCAATATACGAATCTGCGTAAACTTCTTTGATTAAAGCAGTACCACCAACAGTGGTAGAAGTACGCACGAAATCACCCGCAGGGATTTCAGTTTTGCCTGTAAAATTTCCTTCACTTAAAGAACGAATTAGGCCATTAAGAACAGTTTTTTCCATTTTGATTTCCTTATCATTTGGATTTTTTTTTGTATTTAGTGATCGCTTGAAGTCCACAACAGAGATTCCTTTCTCTATGGCTTCAGATACATCAACTTTTAGAACCTCGCCGATTGATTCCAATTCACGCTTACGTTCCAGTTCATTTGTATTTACTTCTTCATTAGTACTTTCTTGTGGTACGTCTTCAGAATCGGATTCTTTAGTTTCAGAATCATTTACGCTTTGTTCTTCAACATCGCTTTTATTTAACATCTTGCTAAGTAATTCAGGACGATTAGAAAACATTTCTAAAAGCTCTTCGTCAGTAATTACTTTTTCAGATTCGGATTCAGCAGCTTCTTGTTCAGGCGTTTCATTAATTTCCTCCTGTACTTCCTCTGTACCCTCTTCCATCATTTCTTGATTGTCATCCATGACATTAATATCCTCTTGGTTATCTTCTTTTTTATTTATCAAAGAGCGACCAACACCAGCCGATACATCAGCAGGTACAGTTACCAGAGATATTTCATATGGGGTGAAATGAGTTACATAGATAATGTTACCTTCAATACGGTAATCATTTACGGTATAACCGAAGCTAATATGTGTTAATACGCCTTCATTGATTTGCTCCCATTCTTTTTCCGAAGCATTGGAAATCTGTAATACAGCACGACCTACTTTATCTGAATCAATACGTGCTGATAGGACTTTGCCAATCAAATGATCTCGGTCATGATTAAAAAGTACTGCCCCTGAATTGTTCAAACGCGATAGGTCTACATTATCTGGATTACATAGAAGTACTTCGTTATATAACTTCCCTTCTATTTCACGTGCTACGGGAGTTTCAGAACAAAAAGCAACTTCAACGGTACGATTATCAGAATTAATCGCCGTTGGTAAGGTTAATTCCCTCGTCTGGTTTTTGAACTTCATTTTGAACTTCCTTGTTCATATTCTTCTCACTTTCTATTTCTTGCATTACGAGACGCGGATCACCGCCCATTTCACTAATAACTTGTGTACGAGATTTCAATCCAGCATCAATAGCAGCCACTTCACACTGAATATCCTTTAATGGATCAAGTGAGATTGGTTTAGTTTGAATATAACGAGCACAAACAAGATCATCGAAATCAGAGAATTTTAGATTTAACTTATTATTATTTAGCATTTCATTCTTTAACCATGCTGAATAGATTGGCTTCAGTACTTTATTAACAAGAACATTTGTACGTGTTGAGAATGTAGTAGCCTGAAGACGTTCAGCTAATTTAGCTGCACTAAATGATGCATCAGCAGTACTCCCCATTAGGCTTTGTTTAGTTACGTTTAAGCCCATAGAAATATTATCAAGTAATACATCTGTGAATTCGGCAATACCATCAACACCATTACGAGGATCAACAGATTTGATATCCTGGTTAGCACCTAATTCAAAAATAGCACCAGGCTCTAAGTACTCATTGTAGATAGCAGTACTTTGTTCACTTTCGTTTAGTGAAAGTTCGTTGTTGCCGCTATTGGTAATGAATGTAGTTACACTGGCTGAAATACGCTTTGCTAATAAAGCCGCTTCTTGAAAGTTCTTCAAATCTGAAAGGACTTTAGTACTTGCAACAAGATCGGGGATTCCTCGATTTTGCGTAGCATCATCTGCCACATAATAATGTAGGATTTCAGTAGCCGGAATTACGTCATAGCTCGTTGCATCGTATGTATATGTAACCGGATTGTATTTAGCAAAATAGTAATTTACTGGTTGATTGTATTTATTGAACTCAATACCGTTGCTGATATAACTTCCATTGCTGAGTAATGCATTGTTAAATTGTGTTAACCTGGCTGAATCAATCATTTCTATTTTGATGGTACGGTTAAAGTTATGAATTCTTACAAAGGCTTCACCATCACGCACACGGTGTTTTTCAAGAGTCTGAGTAAATAGGTCAAACGTCATTGAATTATCCAGACTGAAACGGGTTTGATCATAAGCCCAACGATCAAAAAGCTTTTCAAGTTGTATATTGATTTGATGCTTTTCATTTTCATCAATATCAAGTTCAACTGAAGGTTTTACATAGATACCGTTAGAACCTACAACACCATCAACTGATAACATCATGTACTTACGTGCGATTGGGTTTGTTAAGGTTGATTGTCGTGATTCATTACGCCATTCTGCTAAATGCCATTTTATGAGATTGTTAATACTTACTGAGCTAACACCAGCATTAAAGCTGAAAGCATTAATACCATTTGTTGTAGTTCTGATTTGATTCAAATCGCGTTGCAGTGTTCTGCCAGAATGTTCACGTACTTCAGTTTTCTTTGTTCGTACTTCTGGTTGTACATCAACCTTTTTTCTTTTAAACCACATTATCGAGTCCCCCAACGATTTGGATAGTTAGGATCTCGGAATACGGTAATACTCTTAAATGGTTTATTGGAATCAGGTTTACCATTCATTTTAGCCCACAGAGAATTAGCACGTTCAATATAACGTGTACGCATTGCTTCTAAATTGGCTAATGATTCACTAACTAATGTTTTATTATTAATTGCAATGCTATAGTTAGCACCGCCTTGTATTTTTGCTTCAATAACTGCTTCAATTTCACTAATCATTGTGCGAATACGTGCGTATTCTGCCGTATGCCTTGTTGGATCAATTACTTCACATTGAGAAGTACTAACAATACCGTTAGTAATCTGAGTACAGAATAGTTTTTCTGATGAAATAGCAAGATCAAACGTGATAATAAAATCACGTTCAACATCACTTGATTGATTATCAAGTGTTACAGACTGTCCAGTACTAACATATGAAGTTACGAAAATTGTTTTTGCAGGAATCGTTACAGAGTACTCATACGGGTTTGATACCATATAAATTTGTTCTGGTAAAATTGCCATTTGATATCCTTTTCATTTTACGTTTTGCCGAACCAATTAGAACCCATACCTGTACGTCTACGTCTGGTAGGTGTATTTATTGGTTCTTCTGCTTTATTTATTTTGTTTTTGTTATTACTTTCGGATTGTTTATATTCGCGTAATTTTTTAAATGGTTGATTACCTAATTTAGATTGAGCGTAGGCAATAGCAATAAGACCATAGCAAAGACAATCAAGACTTTCATTCCTTCTCTGGCCTTTCTTTAATCGCCATACTAATTTACCGCCAGCAGGTTTTAACTCTTCGGCTGATAGCTGTTCAAAATAATCAGTTGGTAATGAACTACTAAAGCGGAGCTTCACAGGTGCATTATCTGCTTCAGTACTAAGCATCAGATTGAGAAGTTTACGTATCGTATTCTTTTGATCATGTACGTTTAGGATCTGTAGCTTGTAACCAGCCTGTGTTGATTCCTTGAAGAGATCACCAGTAGTGGAGCTGGAACCCTTAATAGGATGGTACTTAGCCCAACGTACTGTGAACTTCTTAACCGTATCAGTAGCGTTACCATTCGAACTGTCCACGAATACTGCGAGAGTTGGTACTAAACGACCTTCTACCGTGCGGAAATCTTGCCTACAGAACTGATCAAGGTCTTTCCAGGCTTGTGATTCGATTTTAGTTACATCGTGACCATAGAAAAATTCGTGACCAAGTACATATATATTCTTCTCATCAAAGCCTAATATAGTGGCTTCGCATCTATCAATTTGCTGATCAACTGATATACAAATACCTAACGTACTTTCAGGGATTTTATGTAGGTTAAATTCATCTTCGCGTAGTGATTCCAATTGGAGAATATCTAATTCCTTTTGATATTCATCCTCATAAGGTAATCCAAGTTCGTTGTTATAGAATGTTTGTAGATTGAAGTTATAAAGGGCATCAGCAAACTTACTTACCATTTCAGTAATCGTATTCAATGGGGAATACATACGGCTGATTTGATAACCTACTACACCAGGTTCACCATCTGGATTAGTTGCAACCCATCGCCCGTTATCAATCATTTGATGTCGTGTATGTTCACCAATTTCCTGTTCACAGCACGGACATATTAAACGGGTAGTTGTACTATCTGGAATTGCTCTACCATTCTCTAAATATTTAAATTCGAATGCTACCTGCTCCCATTCAAAAATATACTCATGACCGCAAGAATGTGTAACAAAGTAACGGCGTTTATCAGATAGGTTATATTCCGCATTAATTAAATCATCTTTATACAAAGGTGTTGAGGATACAACCACCAATGAGTCACTACCAAAGGTACTGGTACGTGCTTCTGCCAGTTTGATTGGATTCCCTTCATCAGTAATTTCGCAGTTGCTGACCTCATCTAACAGAACACACCTGGTTGTGATACCGCGAAGGTTCCCCGGCGTGTTGAGATTTAACCAATAGATAAAAGTACCGTTCACCATTTGTGTTTGTTTAGAGTTATTGGCTGCGTTCTTGTCATTCTTATCTGTTACTAATGGCTTTAGTACTTCACTTGTTTCAATTGCTGGAAGAAATTTACCATCCTTGAATTTCTTCACTTCTGATTCAGAACTACTACCAAAAGCAAAGTTACAGGGATCATTTGCCATTAGACTAAAAGCGATTGATTGAAGTACTGTTGTTTTCAAAAGCTGTGAACATGATTGAAGTACAATCTTTTTAGTACTTCGCTCTTGAGCTATATCCATTGGTTCTTTTTGGAAACTAAAGGGTATCCAATCAAGGCCCATATTCGGCCCATCAACAAATTTAACTACACCATTACTAATCCACTCACTGGTTTTCTGAATCTTCGGCGGTTGTATCGTTGGTAGTACTTTCTTCAGAATCCTCGTTAATTTCTTTTTGTTTGTTTCCATCCTCTAATACTTCCATGTCATCGGGTAGCTCAAATTCCATTGAGCCTAATTGGTATAATGTTTTATCAATATGCGTTCTTAATACATCGCGTAAATCCTTTGCATCTGATTGTGCAAATAATTCAAGATAAGTTTTTGATGGTATTGCACGTACTGCTGTTTTGATCTGGAATAGATATTCTGTTAGTACTTGTTCTACATATTCAGTACTGACCACCAGCCCATTTTTTTCTGCTAATTCTAATTCTGCCAATTGCCTTTCTGCTGAAAGTTTCTTCAAACGTTCTTGTTCAATTTGTTCTTTTGTATTAGTATCACGCAACGGCTTTAGTACATTATCTACAATCCAACTTCTTGCGTTAGAATCAGTGCCTGTCGGCATTCCCTTTTCTACCCAAGTTCGAACTGTAGATTCATCGTATCCGTACTGTCTCGCTAATGATCTTAATGAGATATCCATATTTAATCCTTTTTATTTTATTTATAGGGTTTACAATGTCAGACCGTAACAATGATTTTTCTCTGTTAGTAAAATTGCTGAACGGGTTTTTGAAGAAAGATGAGATAAAAAAAAGGCTATATTCTTTTGTTGAAAAAGAAACTAATGATTGGGAAAAATGGCTGCAAATAGAATTTGCTCATTATCTCACTTCAAAAAAGAAGTATGAGCTACATCGTGAAGTCACAATATACCTCGATCCAGTAGATTACCCTGATAGCAGACTTGCTAAAGTAGATTTGATTCTGCGTGAAAAATCCTCACCCTCTGATGATTATATTTTTATAGAGTTCAAATGTACTAAACGTGTTGCACCATTAGTTAGGGGCTTAGCAGCCGACCAAAAGAAAATTAATGCTATTAAACATTGTGACTACAAAATGCGTAATTATCTCGGTGTCGGGTTTCATCTTTTTTGTGAACCAGATGATATCGATTTTATGGAAAAGTACGTTAGTGAAGAACTCAATGGCTCTTACGCTGTTTTTAAATTATGTGAGTGTCCAGTAAGATATAATTGCCAATGTGAATTAAATGAAATTGGCGTTGTTCTTTTTTGACTGCGGTGCGGGTATAGTTATTTCGTTCACACACAAATCTTTATATCCGGTGGCGAAACTACGCGTTCTTTAAAAAATTCAGGGAGAACCTTTTTTGTTTATTTACCATTTTTGGTGATTGAACTATTTAAGTACTTTATGATAATCTTTTCGATCTACACACATACGAGGTTAGTTTTATGCTGACTGTGATCTTAAAGTTCTTTGAGTTGTTCACTAAGTTACCAAAGTCTGTTCAAGAGCAAATTATAAATGCTGTTATTCTAACTCTTACACTTGGCTTTAAACGTTTCTTCAAAAAGAAAAAAGAAGAAGATTTAAGGAAAGCTACTGAAGAAGCAGTTAGTCCACAAAAATGGCAGACTACATCAGTTGCTGTGAGTAATCTCATGCCTTCTCTTTACTCTCAAAAGAAAAAAGAAGAGTTTGCTAACTCAGTTGTTGAGTTAATTAGAAGCGACTTATTCATCAAAGAATTAAGTACACGCATCGAAAAGATTAACTCTAATGATGAAGAAAGCTACGTGGCTTTGTGCTCTATCGAAACTAAAAAGCTAATCATTGAAATGCTTGAAAAGAACACCAAGTAAATGATAGCCGATGATTACATAATGACAATTTTATAGCTCTTTTTATGGCAAGGAATCAATATGAATCTACAAGCAAGTCTGTTTATAGCCGCAGCAATAGCTATTGCTGCCTATCAATGGGTTAAGCATAAGGGTACAAAAAAGAATTGGGAAAAAGGGAGTATCATTTTTGTAGGCTTATTACTTGCAATACCTGTTTTCTTTGTTTCCTCAGTCGCAATTTTTGGTATTTGGGGGCAGGAAGGTCAAGCAAAAGAAGATGCTCAACAGGAAGCACGTAAAGCAGAAGAAGATAAGAATCCGATTGGCTATGCAAAAAATCACCACAATCCTGTTTATGAATGTCAGCGAGCTATCGAGAAATTAGCTAAGTATGACTTTAAATGGAAGGATTCGATTACCAACCCTGCTTTTGTAACATACGCATGGGTTAGTAAAGATTCAAAAGTGATTGAAATGTATGGTGACCAAGCTCAAGCACAGAATGGATTTGGTGCATATAAGAATGTCCAGTATTCCTGCAAATTTAATGGCGAAACTGGCGAAATACTATCTTATAACTTCAATTAAATTGTTAAATGAAGCCCTACCAAGCTTAAAACTGGTAGGGCTTCATTTATTGAGATCTATAGCAAACTATTAACTTTATGGAATGGAACTGACCTGTACAAATAACCTTGTACTGCTGATACTCCCGCATCCTGTAGTACTGGTAGCTCCTGCCGCTGCTCTACTCCCTCAACGATCACATACGGACAGTACTTCATGATGTTCTTCATCAGTACGTTGAATGTGGGTTTCTGTACTTCCTGACGGTAGAACGCTTTATCAAATTTTACCGCCTCATAGCATCCAGTAGTTAGTGCTTCGACATTGGCACGGCCTGAGCCAAGATCATCAAGGAACAAACGATAGCCAACGTTTAACAGTGTTCTGAGTATCGGATGTTCAATACCCATTTCAAGCCCTTCAAAGTTCTCTGAGATCTCAAGCCTGATGAAATCCAGCTTATCCAATAGCTGAATAATATCCCTGTCAAAGATACATAGCCGTGCCTGTACAGTATCAACGTTAACGGTACAGAAAAGCCGGTGTTCTCTGAACCATGACGCATGAACTTCTACTGTCTCTAATTGTTGTTTGAGTAGTTCCTTCTTCCCTTCGACCGTCATTGCCATGATGAAGTACTTACTATTCAGTACTGGCAGATCTTCACAGTGAAAGCGTGTTAGCAGTTCGCATCCTACAAGCTGACCTGCCGGAGTCATTATTGGTTCCGCAATGAAGGTTTTGGTGATCATTCCACTCATCCATTTAATCGATAATAATTTAATTATTGATCGGTTTAAACTATCAATGGAAGGTGTTCTTCATCTTATTTTACAGACTTAACTTATTGAAAATGATCGATTTTATGTGATTTTTAGCGTTTCGTATTGATCAAAACCAAACCACTGTATAAATTTACAGTACCATAATCTCATCGAAGGGCAGGAAAATGGGTAATAAGAATTCGTTTGATTCAAGCGTTAAAAAAGGTGTTCAGGTGTATTGGCAGTGTGGACAACGGATAGTGGTTGTTCATCATGGAGGGTACTTAGAACGTATTGAAGACGGGCAATGTGTCTTAATCGAGACAACACCTCATGAGGATGGTACTCGTTTGTACTGGTTCGGTGTGGCTTCAAGTAACGCATACTACTTTATGCTTGAGGTAGCTCAACCAGTGGATATCTTTGCTGTCAGTAGTTGGTTCTATGCACAACAAGCTATGTTAGAGGCACACGATAAGGATAATGCATTCTGTGATATGCAGGGTGAATTACCTTTTTGATAGCTCCTTAAGCAAGGTTGTGGTACATACAATACAAAAGATTGTATCGGAAAGGGATTCATGGATTGGGGCAATGGTTCAGATCTGATTAGTGCTGGATGTAATGCTGTAATGGCAGGTGTAGCTGTGTATGCTGCTGCAAAAGCTAAAGATTGGCTTTCACCAAAAATCAATGAGCGAAAATTTAAATTTGCAGATGAGCTTATTGATCAGTTTTGTAAAATACAGCAGGAGGGATTTTACCTGCATAGTGATGTGAAACAAATAATCAATACAAATCCAGATGAACAAGGTGATGCTGAGATATTCCGAAAACGCTGGAACGCGATTTACCAGAGGGAAATTGAATATAGAAGGAACATTATCAATCTTCGTACCACAATGGAACGCATGGATTTATGGGGATTAAAGCCTAAAAACGAAGTACACTTCACAGACCTTATTGATTCACATTTAGGCTTGGCATATAAAATAGAGGAATCGCTATCTATTGGGGCAGATGAAACCAGATTACGGTTACAAAACAGCTTTGAGTATGACAGACAAATCAGTGAATATTACAAAGTTCTTCGCGGCACCCATAATAAGATAATGAAACACTATAGTGAATTATTTGTTGATTGAGGATATTCTATGGCTTGGTATGATATTACTGGTACGGTAGCTGATTGGGTTATGGCAGGAGCAGCCGGATATGCAGCTTTTTTAGCAAAAAATTGGATTAAGCCAAATCTTCAACAACAAGGTTTGTCAAAGGTTGTCAATTTTTTACAACAAGACATTTCAAACTTAGCAACATTGCGAATAGAATACATTTATATAAAGTCTATAGTAAGAAATATTGAATGGCTTAAAGGTAATATCGATTTTATGCCTGGTGAAAAGCAAAAGCGACTAAGAGGTGTTTGTGATGATATTAAAAATGATATCATCCCAAAAAAAACAAATATCAAAATAAAAAACATTAATGAATTTAAAACTGCATTAAAAGAACTACAATGGTATGGTTACTCTTTTAAAAAAGAGAAGCTCCAATTAATTGAGGAATTATATAAATTAAAGAATGAGAACGACAATACAATAAATTCCATTGTAATGTATGTGGATAAACTGGGCAGTACCGAAGTTATGGAAAGCTTCATGTTTTCTGAAAAGAAAAATTCAAATGAAGTTTTCAAAAAACTCGATGAAATCATTTCTGGCCTCAACTCTTACGAAGAAAAACACGAGGAAGATTATAAGCAACTCAAAAATATTAAGGCTAAGATATTGAGTGAGAACCCCTTAGTTACTGATTTCTTTGAGCTTAAGAGATAATATTTCTAAAGAGGCTTCATTCATTTACTACTTCTCAAAGCTATTGTTATATAAACATTATGGAACATTTGTGTATACGTCTTGACACAAAATAGGTAAAAAATAAGATTCACGCCACACCCACACCTTCAACAAACCAACCCAACGTGGGGGGGCGTGAGGCTCAGAGTGTACTTGATCGTAGCTGTAATGGTAAAGTACAATATTTGATCAATAAATTTAATTGCGGATTTTATCAACAATGGAATTAAAAAAAACAAATTTTACTTTATTAGGCATCATTGTGGTGCTGTTCATTGTTGCAGTTTTGGTACTTATCAAGGTTCTTTTCCTGGATGTTAAAGGATTCGAATGGGGGAGCGTAACTGATTGGGTAAGTGCTGCATGTAATATGGCGATGGCTGGTGCGGCTGTCTATGCTGCATACAATGCGAAAGATTGGATCTCTCCTAAAATACAACATGAAGGGTTCAAGCAAGCCAGTATGTGTATGGCTGAAATGGTACAGTTAAGGATACTTCAACAACATTTGGTATCCAGTTACAGATTACGGATCATTCAGGTTAGAAATCCTACCCCGATGGAGCTTCAAGATGCCTTTAAACGGCATCATGAATTATGGCAAGAATTCAGTAAAAAAGTAATTGACTTTGGGACCAGATGTGAAAGTTTACAAGTGTGGAAAATTTCTGTTTTACAAACAGATAAATTCCTTCTGTTAATTAAAACCTTAAATAGAGTTAACAGACTCCATTCTGACATGTTACGGCAATATAATAATGAGAGTAATTTATATAATGTCCTTTTATCATGGAAAGAAAAAAAGGACGATGTCGAAAATTCCCATAAATTATTAGCTCAATCAATTAAAGATTTAACTGTTGATTTCGATACACTCTTTAAATAGTTACATCTCACATCGTATGAAATGGATATAAAAGGAGATCCAACATGCCCTAAATGTAATACAGCACTTTCTTATATTGTGTAAAATATAATTTCAGCGGCTTTTATTACCATATCAATGTAAGGATTGATTAAACTTTCGTTAAAGTACTCATCCTTTCGCTGTTTAATGGTTAAGTACTGGAACGGATCACCCAAATCCCTTACCCTCGAATCGCGGGTTTCCATCTGCAAACCATCAGAACCATTAGTTTCAATACGTACTTCCTCTGAAACATACAGGAAATAGTATGTCCCATCATCGTAAGTGTTAAATTCTATTCTTATCATTTCGTAAATCCTATCGTGTGTTAGTACTGCTAACCTTTATAGGTATTTACTAATAATCATGAATTAATCACCAAAACAGAACATATAACTATTTGAAAAATACCCTCACCATATGCAGTGAGGGTACTTAATAAAATGAGGTATTAGCGATTGGCCTGAAACTTTCGTAGTACTAAACGTGTGAGCAAGAACAGTACCGTAGCGTAGATGAGTACCATCAGAATTAAGGCAACGAACCTTACAGGATCTGCATCAGCTTCATATGAACCACTCAGGCCGGAACCGAAAGTACTATAGGCGGTATCCATGATCCATTGAGTTAGTCCATTAAGAGGCTTACCGAAACTTGATAGCCACCATGCAAAGACAATACAGATACTGTATATGGCCGCATTCTTAACGAATCCTGCACTTCGCATAGTCGCTCCCCCCTTGCACATCAACATAACCATATGCCATCAATCCAGTCCTTGAGCCTGGTACTTTAACCTTTTTAGTTCGTAGCAACTGACTACGTACAGTATAGAAATCGGGTCGATTGACGAAAGTAATACACCCCTCTGAGAAACCAGAACCATCCGGCCTGAGTGGATGTAACCGGAAACTACCACGTGATACACCGTTTATCATTATGCTATCTGTCATGGTTTGAGCACTGAAGAGTGCAAACCATTCGGAGTGGTCATTACCTGTGATTGTATCAACCCCCCATGCCCGGATCTTATTCAGTGTAGAGCCAGTTGGCCTATCAACTATCCAGTACCGTCCAGTAGGGATTGCACTATTAGGCATAAACGCACAATTGGGATCATTGGTATATGGGTTCTGCCCACTGAATACCGAGAAAGTTCCTATTCCATAGACGTGTAATTTGGCATAGCCATTTTTATCAATGTCGTCGTATGTCATCCTCATTATTTGCATTTTGTTTTCCCTGCTGTTTGCATCTGGCAATTCTATCATATGGATAGTGCATTGAGCAGACCTATAAAAAATGGTAGGAAGATAGCGATAGTGGTACTGAAGAACTGTGTTTCACTACAGCGAATTTCACCCCTCTGATTGGAATAATAACAAGGGTATGTGTCAGTACATAAAGGGCTTTAACAGCCCGATCCCCGCCCTTTGAGCGAAGCGGTACAGCGAAATACTTTAGGCACGTAGTGCCGCCCCCTACTTTTATGTACTTAATGAAAAAAGAAATTGAATGATATTTGTATGTACTCGCCAGTATCAGGTACTTTCAAGAAGAAGTACATTAACTACTCAAGCGAGTACATAGAAATAGAAATTCAAAGCCGAACGCGTTAGCGTTTGTGCTTCTTTATATTGATTGACCTTTATAAAGGCAGTTGCAAGCAACCGCCTTATGTCGGATTCACTGCGAAAAAAAGAACGAGCAAAGCCCGTTCTTTTTGTTCTTGCTCCCCGCCTTTCAATGTATTTTGTCTCCTTTTTGTACCTATAATATTAGATAGTTTTTAGAGACATTTTTATGATCATAGGAGTGAATTGTACTTAGATACAAAATGTGCTCTTTGCTGTTCATTGAGTACTAACTGTGCTTTCTTGTTCATCCACTTATTGAATAACTCAATTGTAGGGAACTGTTCAAGAGATATGCGTTGGTATGCCTTCTTCTGTGAAGTACTGAGATTTAAAGGAACAAAAGTACTAACTGATTTGGCACTATTAGTTACTTCAATTCCTAAATCTATGAAGATAGGTGTATCTGAAAGTGAGAGTGCTTGTTCTTTATCGAACACATAGATATCTACTACTTCATCACTTTTATAATCGCGTAGTTTGGTACGCTGTACGAATTGATATAGTTCTTCCTTCTCTCGTGCCTGTACTATCTGTTCGTATGTAAGACCAAACATTAGTTCACACTGTTTTACTTCTACATTGGAAGGTTTGAGACTACTTAACCAAACGGCTTTTGTATAGTTCTTGTAATCATTGATACCACGGCTTTTAGGCGGTACATACTTACCGTTAAGTACCTTTTCACTCTGATCGCTGTTCACGGTAAAGATGTAATCAGTAAGGTTCTCTCTTACCCATGCTAAAACCTTCTCAAACTGTTCTGGGGAGTTTGAACGTAGTGATGCCGTCAAAGGTACATCACTAAAGTAATGTACTCTCATGCGTTGATTTAGTGGTACTGTACGCTGTCTTAGCGATAGGGTAGTACGTTCAAAACTATCAGGGGATGACAAGTACACAAGGGTGTTCTCAAAGTCATTAGCCATAAAGGTAATATCAAGCCCAATGAAGCGTTTTAGGTTCACCCATGACATAACCTGTAGCTGGTCTTTCTCCTGCTTGTACTGATTAGTACCACCTACTTTCTCAAAGAAACGTGCATTGAAAAGGAAGTGATCGTACTGCTGCACGAAAGCAAACGCTTTAGCGGCATTTTCAAGTACTACATCATCAAAATCAGTGACAGGTTTAGCCGTTACGTGATTATCACCTACTGCTTCAAAGCTATGAAACAACTCATTCTCAATGAGTGATTTCTGGTTTGTATTAGGTGTAGCAAAGTGATGGAAAGAAACAACATCATCAAGATAGATTTTCCATTTTTGTAGTAACGTAATATCACGTATCTTTAGGAAAGCAATATCAGTTATTATAAGTACACGGTGTGTAGGGTTTAGTAGAAACTCAATCATATCCTCATGAACATTTTTGGATGTTACTGATGTGATTAGTTGTGCCACTTCACCTAAATCTTTTGCGGTCTGCTGTGTAAGATGTAATGTACCCTGCACAATAATATAGTTATCTGGTGTTCGTAAAATTTGCTGTACCAACGAGTGTGTTTTACCACTACCACAATCACCGCTAATAAACTTCATTTTATTTTTCGATAAATAGTTATACATTATATAATATCTCCATATATTTTATGGCACTACCTCCACGTAGTGCCTTTTTTATTAAATTTTGTTGGCGTGTTCTAATAGTGCCGCACTTAGTTTTTCATATTCCTTGTACTTCTCAGCAAGTTCTATCAAACGTGCCTTACGCCATTTCATATGTACTTCATGTGCTTCGAGTTCAGTACTGAAAGTTCCTAAACATTTCTTTTTACTATCTACGCTACAGTATGCTTTGAATTTCTTACCTGATGCTTCAACACCTTTCATGTACTTGCCTGGTTTAGTACTTTTGAATAGTTGGTTTACTTCAGGGGGAACGTACATACAGTTTTGGGATGAATACTCACGAGCACCAGGATTTAGTATGTCTTTATCAAGATGCCAACCTTCTACATAGTTCACTTCATGCCATTTCAAAAACAATGTTAGGTTACTAAACTCGGTACTAATCGTTACATCATGATAATCATCATTGTATAGAGTTCTATCGAACATGTTATTGAATGATTTACGTCCTGTTTTTAGCGTTGGGTAATCATTGTGTGTACGGATTCTTTTTAGATCATTATTTCTCTTCATATCTATGCTTCCATTCATTGACAGTGAAACTTCCTGTTTCACCATTTGCTATAACTTTATCAGGCGTATAGCATTAGCCTTTTTTTAAAATAATGTGTTGGTTTAGTAAGTACTGAAAAGCACTCGCAAGTGTTTCACGATCACAAACACCGCTTTCACTAAGTTTCTTTAATTCTGCTAACTGTGCGTCAGTGACACGTACTGATACCAAGTTGGTTTTTACGTCTTTTTTATTAGTTTTCATGTTAATTTCCATATTAGGTTTGATTTCGATTTCGTAGTAAATCCCATGTAAAAAGAACCCTACGCCGTAGGGTATCTTTTCAATGGAAAGATAGATGAGTCACAATCTATATATTATTTATTATTATTTTTCGAAACATGCGAGATATGTGAAGACATTTTTAGTATAGGATTTTATTCAAAATCGTTTCACGGATTTTTAAATCCTTATTGTTGATTCAATCTGGAAGTACTGAAGAAGTTGAGAGAAAGCATTAAGTACTTGATACCTATATTATACCATGTTTATTTTTCCCGTTTCAGGTAGTTCCTAACCCATCTATTTATTACTGGTATCTTTAGTGGAAGTAGAAGTACTACAAGAATCATAAAAAAGAAATTCAGTACTATGAACAATGGGAATAGTACGAACATGTAGATTAGTGTAGCGAGTATCTCAATTAGAAAGTTAGTCATTTGCGTTTTCTCCTGTATCTGATTATTTGTAGTATTTAGTAGATACAGGAGAAAAACACCCTCATATGCGGAGATTAGTTAGACGTCAGAAAATTGAACTGGTTACGCATCCAGACACCTACGGCATTATTAGGATCAACAGCATCTACATAGTTCAGCAATAGCGAGTAATCAATGATGCTCAATGGTTCCTCTTCTATGTTGATTAGCCGTGGTGATGTAACCCCCTCAACAACGATACTAAAGGATGGCGTAGAATACGCTACAGTATCGCCAAAACGCTCTATAGCAACGCCAGAAACCAGTACAGGTTCTTTCTTAGACTCAACGAATAGGACGTGCTTGAGTACTTCCACTTTCTTATAATTGATTGTAATCACATAGTGCTTACCAGTTCGGTAAAGCTGAATACTATCCACTATCTTAGATAGCTCTGCTGCCATCCTTGCACGTACTTCAATGTTCTTAACATCGAATAGTACGGAAGGATCAACTGTTTTAAGGTAATCAGTATCTACTTGTACTTCTGTGAACGTAGTTTGTCGTTCTTTGAGTTCCTTTAACCTATCTTCTGATTCTTCAAGTTCGACCAGTACGGCAAAGGGTATCTTTTTACCCGTATTGCGAATCCGTTCAATGTTTAGTTTATAGTCCTCAATGTGTGCTTCTTCTTCTTCAATTTTTAAGCGTACTAATTCAAGCTCTGGATTTATTTCATTCGGTTTTAGAATTTGAGTAAAGTCCAGATTCTTGATATGTTCTATAACGAATTGTTCAACTACTTCATACTTTAGAGCCTTGTTATCACACAGTCCGTCGCGTTCAGCAATACATCGGATGTATCTATATTCCTCATTGAACTTACCTTTTTTCTTTGAATCGCGTTTAGCCACTACTACATTATGATACATTGCCTCACCACAACGAGCACAACGGCAAATACCATTAAAGATATTACTCTGTATGATTTCCTTTCCTGTATCTACTTCCAATTCAATTACATTACCATCACGATCTAAGTATGGTTTATTAGTATTTGGATCATAGAATTTCTTGAGTACTTTACCACCAGTTACTTTAGCACCTGGACGACGTGATTTTAGTAACTCCTGTACTAAATCAAATTCCTCTTTTGAAATAGCAATTGGATATACATCCATTTCATAACGTTTCTGATCTACTGGATTGGAGGTACTGCTATAATCCCTAATGATTTCACTAATAAAAATTGAACCAGTTACCCTCTTATTGCGTAGTAGTTTATGAATAGATTCACCACGCCACAAGCGACCAGAAACAAACAACCATTCACTACCTCTTTCATTAAGCATTTTAGCTATAGTAGGTGTGCCAATACCCGTTTGATACAAACGAAAAATTTCACGCACGATAGCTACTTTATCATTCAGTTCATATCTATCTTCTACTATATCTATCCACTGCGGACGCTTGTTAGTGACGATAGTACCTTGCTTGAATGCTTGTTCACGCTTCCGCCGCCAACCATCACGTATACGGTCACTCTTGATTTTCGACTCTTCATACGCACGCTGAGCAGACATAGCGACTATTGGCAACATAGCACTATTGCCACGGTTAATAAGCATATTCAATGAAACATCATGAATAGTAATATTGTGTCTATCCAGTTCTGCCAAGTACCCGACAACCTGGAATGGATTTTGACGGCTAAACCTATCGATACTTTCCAGTACTAAATGTGAATCATCCCACATACCAGCACGTACTTGATCCATCCATCGGCCTAACTCCCCTTCAGACATGTTCAGTCCTTTGAAAGCTGATACACCTTGATCGCTAATAATGGTAGCTTCTGGATCATCCATTTCTGCCAGCAAGTTAATACGCTCTACATATGCGTTCAGATTTTGTTCTTGCCTCTCAATACCCGTTCCAGATAGTTGCAGCTCTGAACTAACGCGATGATATATAAAACATTTTTTCATTTTATTGTTATCCTACTCATGATAACTATTTGTTTGTAGAGATTATCATACATTTGTATGATTATCAGGCAAAAAAGGTTTTAGCCTCCGACCCGCTGCCGGTTCCCCAGGCGCTGCAGCTGATTGATCTGCTGGATGAGCATGCCGTTCACGGCCTGATGTACGTGGATAACGCGAT